CTGTGGCCAAGTTTTAGAAATGTCCTGTCCGCTCTCTGCTAATTTCTCAAGTTTGCCGCGGGCTTCACCTGAGATCGCCCCCATTTCTTGCAGGGCTGCCGTCGCGTCCCCGATCGGACGGCCAGACTTGATCCCATCATAGAGGCGTCCCATCCAAAGAGCGACTTCCGAGAATGGCCGCTGCACACCTGCAGCCACGTCCCCGACAAGTTTCATCCCTTCAGCAGTAGAAAGGGCGTTTCCTGTAAAGACCTGCAGCACCCGGCTTGATTCAAAAATTTCATCCCGGGTAAATGGAGTTTGACCAGCGAACGTTGTTAATTCGTCCAGTCTTTGATCAGCTTTAGCCCGGCTTCCGAGTAGTGTTTCAAATGCAGTGGTCATATTTTGACGGTCGGCAACCATCTTTAAAGGAACGACAATTCCCCCGGTCGCCCCGGCTCCTACACCGAGAATTCCGAGTGTTGAAGTTGCCGCGGAAGCGATCGCCTTCAAAGGCTTAGTTGCAAGGTCTAACACTTTGACAGTGGCGGTCCATGTCCGGTTCAAGTGTTGGTTCGCAAAAGACGTAACCCGACGGGCAGGTGCTGTAAACCGATCAATTGCTTGAATACTTGATTTGTAGTATTCCGGAATTTCACGCCTGGCACTTGAGACGATACGATTCACGGTTTTCGTCACCATGTCTACTGCACGAACTGTAACATTGTAGCCTCTTCCCAGCTGATCTTTGGCATACCTGGAAATACGGCGAATGACGGCCGTCGCCCGATCCTTTGCCTCAATAAAGATTCTGCGAGGACCAGATAAGTGATGATTCAAATAACGCCTCAGGCGCTGAATCTGTGGTGTTGCCCGGTCTACCACTTTCATCATGATTTCATGGGTACGCGGCATCCGTCGTGCGATAAACCGATTCATCTTTTGCATGGATCGGGTAGCCAAATCTTTCACAGAAAGGACAAGCTGATGAGACTTGCCAATATCCCGCAGGATGAACATATGAATTCTTCTCAATGTTTGGCTGGCCTTATCTCTTACCCGAATGACAAAAGGACGCTGTTCAGTCCTTTGTCTTAGTCTATCAATACGAACCATCTCACCCCGAATCGCACGTAGACGGGAGGTCATGCGATCCTGCAGATCAAAGCGTGCAGTTAATTTAGCCATAATCTATTTACCTCCCTTCTTTGCCTCTTTCTCTAAAACTTCAAGCTTGTGACCGATAAGCCCAAATAAAAACGCCTTAAAATGTCGCGGCGCTTCATAGACTTCTAATAGTTGGGATGGAGAATAATGAAGCTCATGCATGCAGTAATACAAATACACGGCCTCCTTATTCCCATCCTTGATTAGTTTTTTACAGCGGCTTCTAAATCTTCTGGGTCGTCTTCAAAGCCGTTGATTTCGATTGCTTTGTTGAGCCAGTTCGCATATTCACCGCCGACAGACAGCACGCGCTTGGCGACTTCTACTGGATCAGGCGTTTTATATGCCTCTCGTAACTCTTTTGAACGGAAATCCGGGTAAACAGTAGACTCAACCGCAATTCGGGCATAGAAACGTTGAGTGTCCAGGTCTTTTACGCGCCCCCGGCCTTTCACATTTTTATAAGTTGTGTTCTCTTTTTCTAACTCATCGATGCGCTCTGTCGTGATGGCTTTGAACACAAAAGGAATGACGTTCCCCTCTTTATCTTTAAAACGCTTTGAGATAGGTACCTTTACTTCTTCAGCTTCAACGGTTTGTCCCGGCATAAAAAAGGATAAATCATATACTTTTTCTTCTTGTTTTTCGCTCATGTCTGCTTGCTCCTTTAACATTCAATTTTTAAATGAAAAAGCACCCTCGGCTTGACGAGAGTGCTTGGTGTTATATGTCCTGACTACTAGCCTATGTTTGAAAAGCGGGATACGGGGCTCTTTTTAAAACGTATCTTTCAGTTTTTCAGGAACGTCAAAATCTTCAAATGTGAACGGCACTTCTTCTTCGAGCGCTTCTGAGTCGACGTCAAGGCCGGCGATTTTGGCTGAGTCAAAGTTTACATCAAACAGTGTGACCCGTTCAGTGCCACGACCTGCAGACTGGTCATCGAGGACAGCCTGCAATGTGAAATATGGATCTTCTCCCTTTTTCACATAGTTCAGCATCAGCTGCACAAATCGTGATGTGACTTTATAGAATGTCGCTGTTCCTGTTCCATTTGCCCCTGTTGTTTTATGCCCTGTCATACGGCGGCCCATGACATTGACTTCTGCTTTGTTTTTCTCCACGTTTGCTTCAAATGTTTTAATAAAGGCCAATTCTTCCCCATCCAAAAACAGACGGCCTTCTTTTCCAGAAATCGTGTTTTGAGCTTTAAAAGCCATCTTACTTCACCTCCACATTGAAGTAGAATTTTTCAGCTGCGTCAACTGGCTGAACGGCCAGGTCAATCAAGAATCCGTCACGGTCCTCATTCAGCTTGATAGTCAGATCGTTTTCCGAATCAAATCCTATAATCCCGTCTCCGTCTTCAAGTGTCGTCAGGTATTGAATGATGAGCGTTTTGACATACTGCAGGCCATCATCAGAAGCGGGGATGTCACTGCCGGTTCCTTTTCTGGATTTAATGAGCGCCTTCAGTTCCCGCGTGAGATCGTTATTGATGGCATCCAGAACCCGGATGATTTTGTTTTTTGAGAATTTCTTGTTTTTCTCGGCGGTAAAGGTCGTGAGAGAATTAATATCCTTTTCAACGCTGACAGATTTATCGCGAGCGTCAAATGTGAATAAGAACTCCCCGTTGTTCAACTTCTCAATGACTGTGTCATCATCCAGGCGGTTCAGGACATCCACCGCGCCTTCATATTCAACAAAGGTCAAGGATTGGTTGAAAGAAGCTCCTGCGCTGGCCCCGGCAACCCATGCTGTGGCCTGATGCGGCGCAATTTCTGTTCCGTCTTCCAACAGCACGCCTTCTGTCACATTGATAATGCCTTCATAATCCCCTTTATAGCCGGAAAGAACACCTTGAACCTTGCGTCCCTGCTTATCGCGTAAACGTTGAATAAAGGATACGAATGTGGCTTTCAGCTGCTCACTATTTTTCACCGGTAATGCGATGGTATCGAAGTATTCTGTTTCGGCTGCCTCCAAGAAGTCCATATAGTCTTCATTCGATACACTTTTGTCTGTACCGCCAGACAACCGGACTCCGGCAGAAGGGTTTAATTTTCCTTCTTCCTTGTCACCTTCAGCCCCTGAAAGCGGAATTGTAATGGTCAGTTCCCCTTTTCCAGTGAAGGTGACATATTGGTTTGACTCGAGTTCCTCTGCCTTAGAAACCGTTTGTTTATCGACTTCAGACTGATTAAAGAATGTAGTGACATCATATTTTGAAGAATCCAGGACATTCTCGCTGACTTGAATAATAATGTCATTGCCCTTTGTGCCGCCATAATTGGCCGTAGCTTTTACACCTTCACCAATATCACCCGTAGCCCTGTTTCCTTCATTCAAGCGATACAGGAGAACCGTCTGTGCTTTTTTCTTAGCCTCTCTGAAAAGTAGGAGGGTTGCATCATCAATTGGCAAACCGACTTTCTTATTCAGGTCCTCAATGCTTGAAATTGAAATGAACTTTTTCGCTTCTCCCCAGCTTGTTTTAACAGGTACAGCCGCAATCCCACGCTCACCAAGAGAAACACGTTCCTGGGCTGTCGTTTTAAAATTAAAATAAATGCCGGCACGTTCCTTCTCCTTGCCGGGCGTAAATGTTCCGCCATTCATTTAGTTAGCCTCCTTCCGAAGAAATTCGCGAATGCGTTTCTTCGCTTCTGTTTTTGTTACTTGCTTCTGACTTAAACCAAAAAGAGCACCATCCAGAACTTCAGGTTTAACCCCGAACAGCTCTTTACTGTGCTCCCGTAAGTCTTGAATATGAAAAAGAGATTCAGGGCGGCGCGTGGCATTCTCTTGCCCCTGAACCTCTTCTTTTTTTGCTTTCTTTGTATCCACTTATTTCACCCCGCTTGTAAAATCGAAATCTTGAAGAGACGGCTTTTCATCTCTTTTGTACCAATACCGGCTGTTCCATTGAACAATTAACACAGCGACCCCTTTATCAGATATTCGTGATTCTATCCGATTGATTCGCAAAGATTCCCCCGTCTCCGTTCCCGTTTCGTCTACAAGAGGAATTATGCTGCGCCTTTCACGTACAGCCTCCGCGATCTTCTCAGCTTCATCGTGGGCCTGTTGTGAATCTTTATGAAATACCTTTACATTGAGGCTGTACGTTTTCATATACGTTGATACGGTGTCATTCCCATCCGCTACGGAAGGCGGCGGAAAATAGAGAGACGGGGTTTTAATTTGAATAGGAATCTCCCGGTCATATATTTGGACGGGAAACACCCGATAAAAGAAGTTCATAATGGACCCGACTTCATCGTTCAAGCCATCACCACCTTTAAAATTCATCCAGCCATTCCTGAAGCTTGCGGTCTAAGCTTTTTTCAAACATTCGCTCAAAGATCGCCAGGGCATTGTCCCAGTACCCGGATCCGTCAATCCATTGAAACTTCAGCAGCATTCCGGTTTCCGCAGCGGGATCATATTCAAAGCGATCACCTTTCCAACGCCCAGGAACCCACCGGCGGTCGAGATTCTTTGATGGATCAATTGTAAAGTGCCCGTCGTTTGCAAAAGAAGCATAATCCAAGTTGGTCCCTACATCCAGTGTCAGATTGCCGGCTGTCGTAGAGAAAATATTGTCTGCGTCACCCTTCTCAAAGGAGTTTAACAGGCGGCGCGTTTCGACGGTTTCAGTTTTCATAATTTCATCTTGCACAATATCCAAAAACTCATAGCCCATCGCCTCAAGCCAAAGCTCATATTGACTTTGAAGCCCTCCGTCAATTGCTTCATCGAGAGCCTGGATAAATTCATCCAAGCCGTCAATTCTCATAGATCGTCACTCCTGACTGCCATCACTTCGATGTGATGATTTTTAATTTTTCTTGGTTTCTGCAGCTTATAAGAAGTTCCTTCCCAAATCACTTTGTCATTGAGTCGAATATCCGCTGAAGCTGGGAAATGAACCAGAAAAGAGTGAACGATCAATGTATTCGGCTCCTGTTGCACAACGGATTGGTTTTTCTCCGTAAAGTAACAAGCTTGATCTAAAATATCCGGTTCATCGGGGTAAGAGAATTCTGGCTGGCCATCCTGAACCGGAACACCATATCGGGATTCCGCTGGCTGCTCCTCTTTTAAATGGTAGATGTCACAGCGGTGTGTTAAGAGCCGGCTGTAACTCATAATGCCCTCACCCTAAGGAGAGCAGATCCTTTACCATCAGGTGGGACATTTGGATCCTCAACAAAATCTTTTAATAGATTTGCGACATCTGGCTTTTGAATGGTCTGACCATCTCCAAGCGTATAGGAATAGTCTCCGATTTTTTCAGATTTATAGCCCTTGACGATAGATTCATCAGAATTAATCAAAGCGAAATATTGCGCCAGCTTTAATAAGGCCAGCTTGACCTTTTCCGGCAGCGGCTGATATTTCTCACCAGAGAAATCATGGCCGACGATGCTTTGAATTTCGGTTTCTGCCTCCAAAATGTCATGCTGAAGTAGATCCTCAGGCCGAGCCTTGACCGCTTCGAAAACAGAATAGGCAATCACTTCGTCAGGAGTGATCAGCATGCCGCATCACTCCCCTTGTTTCTGCAGGATAAAGGCAATCCTTTCATCTGCGTTCTTGAATGCTGCAGGATCGCCGCCAAGATCAGAGATAATGTCCTCTTGTCCCACCTTCGTCATGCCTCGCAATTCTGATTCTGTGTATGTTTTTGAAGCAGAGGACGCCGCTGATGTTTTACCGGCCGTTTCCTCTTCCTTCGTTCCGCCGCTGTCTTCTGCGCCATCATCCTTGGACTTGCCATCAGTCTCGGGGTCTTCTTTTTCTTTTATCAATTTGCAATCAAATTGTTCATTGTCTTTAAGATAAAGATACACCGATTTCTTGACGTCTCGCTCTGCACCCAGAGTGAAAACATGGTCCATGACATCGTAAGTTTTCCCTTTGATCAGCTGCGCTTTATAGGTATCTGCCATGCGTCTTCACCTACTCTTTGACCTTGATGATTTTGGCTACCGCGTCCTCTTCTTCAAACACGCTGTCCAGTTTTGCCGTCAAAACAATAATGAATTTTCGGCGGCGGATATCTTTATCGACTTCAATTCTGATATTACGGGAGAAGCCGAGCACGATGTTTTTCGGATGAGTCAAAATGACGTCTGATACATCGATCGCTTTTTCTCCTTCGCCGGTGGAATATGGCTGCATGTTTGCAATTCCCTTGATCGGCACACCAAAAGCAGAAGAAAGCCCGCCTTGAACAGCAGCATCCCCTAAGTTGGTTTGACGATCGGCCACCTTATCCTTCCATTCAACTTCGATACCTGGTGAAGTATAGAAACGGAATTCCTGCGGCACGCGCAAATATTTAGGCGGTACAGCCTTATAACCCCGTTTGAAAATTTGCCGTGACAACTCTCCCCCCGCAGCATCCACAATGTGAGATTGGGCTTGCTTACGGATTCCATCAATTTGTGCAAGGAATGAATCATCTGATTTTGAATCACCGTTAATGATCAATTCCTCGATATCAACTGCCGCACGCTCAGCCAGCATTTG